GTCTGCTCAGCAGCTAATTTAATAGCATATATGCCGTCGGCTGTATTTTTAGGCTTAATATTAAATTCGTCATTAGTCCTTGATACAGTTAATACATCTTCTTTAAGTTTGGTTCCGTCTGCTTTAAATATTGAGTAACCAAAGAAGTTATTAAATACATCACCAATTACTGTAAAGTCACGTTTGAATGTTACACCGTCTGCTAGTGGGCTCAATGATATTAAACTTCCGGATTCCCAACCTTGTGTGGTCCAGAACAAAAATTCTTTAGAACTTAACTTAAAGTTCTTGATTGATTGCATATCAGCATCAAACCCGTCAAAGTTAAATCCTAATGATTCTAAGTACCTTTGGTAACCTAATAAAAAGTCAACTACTTCTTGGCTTGTTCTAAGTAGTGTTCCGTATGGTAAACTTAATATTTCTGATTTCCAAGATGTTCTAAAGATTGCTTCTCTTCCACCTTCTGTTGGCAGTGCAGATAGTTTTATAAATTTACTTCCATCAAATGCTTCAGTACTAGTATGCGATTCTTTAACTCTATAGTATTGATCGTTATATTCTACTAGCTGGCTTTCTAAATATTGTTTAGATTCATTCCACTGTACAAATGCTTCACTAACACCGCCAATACTTACTACAGGGTCGCCATTAAGTACATTATAGCCATAATATTTAAATACTGGATTTGTACTGTCGTAACCTCTAATTATATAACCTAACTGAGAACGTTCAACAACTACACCACTATATGTAATAATGTCAGTTGGTGAACTCTGCGAAAGTACAATATTGTAATTCTCTTCTGGAATGAATACATTACCTTCATTTAACGGAGTTCTAGAATCTAATATTAAATTAAATTTAGATTTATCTGTAAATCCGCCTAGTCTAAATGATAACTGGTTAGTAATACTTGCTAATTTATTTTGATATTCTGTATAGTTAGTAAGAACATTACTTGCTAGATAGTTTGCAATAAAGTTTACTAAGCCTGCTGTTAATACACGTACATCAACTGCTTGGCTATTGTTTGGAAATTTTAAATCTTTAAGATTAATTCTTTTTGAAGTATCTGCGTAAACAACTTGTCCTGCATTATTTCTTACAGTTCTAGATCTATCAAATCCTAAACCCATAATTTTTGAAGGTTGATTTAAACACCAAGCTCTTACCAATGCAAATGGATATTCGCTACTTCTACGCCAGGCTGTTTCTGCAGGTGCTTCGTCACCAAATACAAATGGTGTAGATGTTAAACTTCCAATAAACCCTTGAGCGTATCCGCTTTCTAACGGACTTTTTAAATTGCCGCTTTCGTCAACTGGTAAGTGTTGTGTTAGATTAGATCGTTTGTACTGTTCTTTAATAACAACTGATGTATTAGGTTGTCTAATTAAACCGTTTTCAATATCTTCCCATAAAAATAAATTATCTTTAGTATAAGGTGCTGGACCATATACTGTTTCCCACCAACTTGGTTTAGTAAAGAAGCCTTGCATTTCCCACGGATGTGTATGTGGGCGATCTGTATCATATGCTTGCTTATAAACTGATCTCCAATAACCTGGTAATTGCTTACCACTAGGTGATGTCATAAATCTATAATTATATGTAAATGGATTGCCTCTTACATAACCTGTATTTTCTGTATAGTCTACATCGCCAACTGATGCTAACCAACTTGCAAAATCAGTAATTAATGCATTATCGATATCAGTCTTAGCAATACCAGTGTCTCTATCTTCGCCGCCTAAAAATTCATGTATGTTAACAATAGACGAATCGTATGATATTTTAATATTATTGTATATTCTTTTTTCTAGTTCTAGTAACAGGTCATCTCTGTAATCGTCAAATGCTATAATTTTAGATCCGTCATGCCCTTGTATAACTTTTCGAGGTGTTATATATGAATTGTCAGTATGCACACTTGGAACAAATTTAGGATATAGTCCTAACTTAGACGGTGTTGGCGGAATAAACGATCCGTCTGTTGTCTCGTATTCAAATATATTAATTATGTCGCCATTTTGTGTAGTCTTTGTTATTACACAAAATCCTTCATTGTTAAATGTATAATCACTACCGTAAATTATCTGCTCATCATTGATGTAGACTGTAACTGCTCTTACACTTAATGTAGTATTGTCGTGTGTTTTTGTAAGTGCATAAAATTGATTATTTGTATCAAATACAGTATACGTTATTTTCTTTTCGCCGCCTGCAGGTGCCATGTCACTAAAGTAAAATGGCATATCTATATTTCTATTTTGGCTTATTTCTTTTAAGATGTAATCAACGTGAGCTTTAACTGTTCCGTCGAAGCCAGTATTTAAACTAGTTTGTAAAAACGTTCTTTTAAATTTTGCATATTCTCTTCTATTAAATTCAAGAGCCTTAATTATATTTGTGTCTTTATCTGTTAAATGGTATAAAGATAAATTAATTGGGCCAGTATGCTGTACAAACTTTTTACCATATATAGCAATGTTTCCTAAATCTCTTAAATTACTATTTCCTGGATACACCCCATTAAAGTTATTAATTTCTTCGACTACTGATCCAATATGATCATTAACTTCGCCTAGTGTAAATGATTCAATATTTTCATTACTTGGATTGCGTTCAAAGTTTGCTGGTATTTCGTATAGGCCGTTTTTATTTTTAATTGTTGCAGACTTAGTTTTGATTAAAACAATGTCATTTTCATCAAGTTCGGAATTAAATACTACTTTTGCATTATGAGATGTTGTATCAATTGTATAGTCAGTGTCTTTAAAATTTAGGGTGTTATTAACAAAAACTTTTATAATTAAATCTGTTAGTTCAGCACTTCGATCATATGTATCAATTTCAAAAACTGTTTGATTGTCTATACTTGTGTATTGTCTTAAAACATACTGACTACTGTTAGTAGGTGCTTTGATCCAAGCATTAACATATGTAAACGAATCAATATCTGTAAACTTTTTTAAGTTACATGTGTCTGTTTTATTTTGAATAAGTGTAGTGCTAATTTCTGTAGCGGTATATGTAAACGTATCTGCTAATAGATTAAAATCAAATACAATATCTCCAACATTAGATATACTTCTATAACTTAACGGAAATCCTAGTTCACTATCATTACTACCTGTGCCAACTTTATAGGAAAATATTTTATTTCCTGTAAATGTTGTGTTAGGATAATAACTTGTATCACCTAAACTATAACCTGAATCGTCAAATAAGTCAAATAACGGTTGTTGGTTGACTTTGGTCTTTTCTTGTGTTTCATTCCATGACGATCCGTTGTAATAAAACATTTTACCTTTGTTACTAACACCATTTAGTACTAGTACTGTTTCATTATTAACAGGTAACGAATCAGTTTCCTCTATTAACGAAATCTGTCTGTTTCCTTTATGTGTTATGAAAGAAACTTTAAATATTTTTCCAGCTTGACGAATATCTTCTTCTGCTGCAAATAACACTCTCATACCATTAACAAGTTTTATTCCGTCAACAGTATATCCTATTGATCCTTCAATAGTTGAAAATATGTCAGTAGTAAATGTATCAACTAAATCTACGTTAGTTTTACTTTGCGAGCCAAATGCATATAATTTTAATCCTGTATTAAATTCAATAATTGGCCTAGATGCTCTTGCACTTTGATCTACTGATATTTCTTGATTATTATATGCCGCTGATTTTTCAATTACATCTCTATGGAACCATCTGTTATGTCTTGACCAAGGACTTCTTTCTGGTGATCCTCTATTAATAACAATGTAATCTTTAATATTTGTGTAACCACTAGCATTATCAAAAGGAAGTCTATCAAAAGAGTTTGTATCAAAAGGTATTGACAAGTCAGTAACATAGCTACTTGTAACTTCTAAATCAGTTTCACTGACTAGTGCAATCTTATCGCCTACTCCTTCAACATACCATTCGCCCTTACTATATTTTTCAGGAGTAACGTTTCCTTGGAACTCTACTTTCATTCCGTTTGATAATGTTAAACCTTTAACAGTAGTATAGTTCTTTTTACCTATAATATCATATTCAACATCAAGGAATGTATTTTCGTCAATGTCTTTAACTTTAATTAATCCACCGTTATTAATATCATTATTTGCAACATAGTATAACAACTCAGGTGCACCTGGTTGTACTGTAAATGTAATTGTTCCTTTTTCTACATTTTGTTGCGAAACTCCGTCATCATAATTAAATTCAGCATCTAGTGTTTTCTTTGTTTTTATTGTAAACGGAAATCCTTCTGAATTAATTTCAAAAGTATATGTTTGACCTCTATATAATGTTATGCTCGGTAATTGTGTTTGTCCGTCTGGTGAAAATATATAAGCAAGGTTATCTGCATTATTAAAAAGATCAACAGTGTATGTACTTTGTACACCACGTGATTGTCCTGCTATACTTACAATTTGTGGACCATTTGGTAGCCAATAATATTCACGGAAGTTAGTAATCTTATCTAGGTCAATATTTGGATTCCAGGCATAATATTCTTGTGCATTAAGACTATCTTGACGCTGAGAATTACCACCAAAGTTTGCTATTTGATTTATATAATCAATATAGTCTTTTCTAAAGGTATAATTACCTAATTCATTTTTAATTACTAAAGACGGTTCTAATTGATAGTTTTCTCTACTATCTGAAATTTCACTAATATACGAATCATCTGCTACAAATGCTTTAGATTCTTTTCGACCAACAAACCCGTTAAGTTTTTCTGCAACACCAGGTTGCACCATTTGATCAAGTGTACTTTCTAAAAACTTTTGATTTGTTTGTGTTCTAAAATATTTAGGAAGTAAAGCAACACTCTTTTTATTATTTTCACCATTATTTGGTAATGGGAATTCCTGCTGGTCATTATCATATGCCATTAGTAACTATAGCCTCCATTGCTTGAACTACTACTTGATGAGCTACTTGAGCTACTTGAGCTACTTGAACTACTACTTAATGCTACTGAAGTAACAGTATTATTGTTGATCTCAGTTACTACAGCACCAGACGCTTTAAGTTTTGAAGCTGTAACCGCTGATATTATTTCTACGTCTGCAACAGTTGATCCGTTAATAAAAATTTCATCTGCTTCTGCTTTAATTTCAAACAAACTACCAAACGCTGAATTTGTTTTATTAGGAACAATAACAATTGACGAAATGTTAGGTGCTAGTTCGTTCATAATATATGTGCTTAGTTCTGAGAAGTAAAATGTTTCACCAAAGTCCCAGTTTTCAAGTGCAAAGAATCTGTTTATCGCCGAAATAACATTTGCCTTAACTTCGTTATCATTAACAACTTTATCAACATTTTTTACTATTTTAAATGTTGCTTGTAAATCAGTATTTGCAGATGTTCCAAACAATGGTTTATATTTTACTGGATGATAAATTACATCATCACTAATTGATTTAATTTTGTTTATTTCGCTACCGTAATTTGTAAACAAACTATCTGACGTAGGTGTTACTGGTTTTAAAGGTATTGCACCTTGTAACCACTGTCTATACAATGTATCATAAGATCTAGTTAGCATATAAACATCAATTATGTTACTACTACTTGGATCAATTCTATTACTTTCGTCTGCGGCGTGTTCATATTGGAAAATAATATTATCTCTTCCAGGATATGCTCTATAATCAACTGTAAGTGTTAACGTTTCAGCTTCTTCATTATATACTTTAAACAACCCAACATCTACAATATAAAACACTGTACCATCAATATACGACGATAACCCTGCTTGTATAATATCATTTTCTGTTGCAACTATTTTTGTAGTTGCTGTTCTCCAACTTACAAATTTATAATCATCAATGCCGTCATAATTTGTATACTTTTGTTGTATTACAAATTTATCAACTAAGTTTGTAGGTGCGCCAACATATTGTGTAAACATGTCTGGGTCATCTACAACACCATCGTCGTCTGAATCAAAAAATCCTACTTGTATTTTTTTACTATCTACGTAACCTTCTGCATCTCTATACTCTTGCAATATTTCCCAATCAAACGGAACTGTAAACGGTTGTGTAGATCCTGGCTGTGTGTTAATAGACATAATTCTAACTTTGTCTTTAACAATTTTATTTGTTTGTGGATCAAATACTTTATCACTACTATCAAAATAAAATCTAATTTCTTTATCACTTTCAAACACATATCTTTGACCATGCGTTGTTATTGTATACGTTTCGCCATCTGTATTAAATAATAACATCCAACTATTATCAAGTTGTTGATTACTAGTATCGCCTGTTTTGCCCATACCAAATGCTGATGTTTTATCTAAATTACTTTCTGTAATTAGGCGCCATAAATTTTCACTAACACTGTATCGTAATCCAAAAGTTTTATATTGGAATATTTGATCAATCATTTGTGTTTGAATATCTGTATCAAGTAGTGTTGCAAATTTTGGAATAATTCTTTCAATTACCGGATATGCATTTGTACCTGCAGGTGCTGCTGGAACTACATCATTAAATACAATTGGACCTCTACCGTCAGCATAATTGGTCTTACCGTTTCCATTAACGCCGGAAACTTTAGTCCACATATATTTGGTTGCGCCCGAGTGTAATGGTTTTCCTACCTCGTCTAGCATCAATGTACCATCAGGCATAAAGTGATAACCTTCGGGCGAAACAAATTTAACCATTGCTCCTGGTTGTATATATTTTAATGTACTACCAGTAAATGTTGATAATGTATATTTTACTCCTTGCAAGTCCATTAAGTAGCCTGTAGAAATATTTTGATCTTTAGTTACTTGTACAAATTGTGCATTTAAGTCTGTAACTACTTGTAATGGAAATTTAGTATAATAAAAATTTCTTAATGACGGATCTAGCAATAACGGTTCAACTGTAGAACTAATAGTTCCTTGAATATCATTACGTGTTGTAAACGTAAAGTTAACTTTGCTATCTAAGTATTGTGTATATATTGCGCCGTCTTTTCCGTATAAATTAGTTTTAGAATATTTTCCTGTAGCGTCTAATAAATCAAAGTATCTTGAAATGCCGCTTGATGTTCTATTAACGGCTTTTACTTTAACTATTTCTTGGCTTACTGATAACGGAGCAACATTATAATCTTCACCAGTTATCATTCTGTTCTGTGTATAGTAAGTAGATGGAGCATTTGATTTTATACTGTCATTGCTTTCGCTTTCAGCAGAATTATCAACTGTGTATTTTAGTTCGTACTCTATTGTTAAAGTTTCTTCTGTTCCAGTTTTACTAAAATAAGGTATAGTAATGTTTATATTAGTCATTTCATCAGGACTAATTACAAAACTTCTATTATCACTTGCTCTATAATATACTTTAAAGTTTCCTTTAGGTAGCGTACCAAATACACCATCACTAAAAATTAAACTAATTCTATCTTGTACTCGAGTTAATACACTATAAACATTTCTAATATTTTTACTTAAACTATTATAAACAATATTGTTACCTTCAACTGAATTAACTTTACTCCAAAGTTCAGTTTCGTTACCTGTGGTGTCTAATTTATACAACCAAACATCACTATCGTTTACATTAATAGCATCAAGATTTACTGTTTGATTAGTACTTGGTGTACTAATTGAAAATGTACCTTGGTCTAATGATCCTTGTCTAAAGTGTGAAAAGAATCCTGTGTTATTACTGCCAGCGCCTTGTCCGTCATCTTGATAAACAAACGCAAAATTATTTCCTGGTAGCGGAGCTTCTTCTAAAATTTCATTGCTTTCAATGTTTGTTGATACTAACTCAAATAACGTTCCTCGTCCACTAATATTTTTTGTAAAGCCAAAGTTCGGAACATCTGTATTAAGTGCATTGAATCTATATTGCTCTGCACTTATACCGTTAACTGTATCTTTCTTAACTGGGCGTCCAACAACACCGTTAGCCGGTAATGCAGAATTTAAAACTTTAATAAATTGTTCATACCAATCTTGGTTTGAAACATCATTCCATACTATAGTTTGCCCTGCTAAGTTATTACCGTTAGAGTCTATAATATCTTCTGACGTACTAATACTTTCCATTTTAAGAAGACCGTTAGCAGATTGGTTACGTTTAGGATTATATGAAAGTAGTCTTGCTAAACGTATAACGCTTTCTCTGCGTTCTGCTAATTCTAAGAAGTTTTCTCTTGCATTAAGATCTGCACGAAAAGCAAGGTTTTGTCCTAAGTATGCAATTAAATCAATTAATGCAAGGTATTCGCTTGATTCAATGTAATCATTAAAATCCTCAGGATAATTTTTCCTTAGGTAATTAATCATTGTACGTCTTAAATTGTCAAAGTCGTAGCTCTGAAAATCAGCATTTTTGAAGGACTGGTAGACTCTTTTCCAATCCTCTGAAATTAATAATTTATTTTGTCTATCTGTTGACGACATTGTGTTTCCTCGCTATAGTGTATTTATTACATCTAGATAAGTGCGTATATTATTTCTGTTATGTAAGTCCATTATCTTCATCAAATTTGAACTGTAGTTTTTCAGATATGTTATACGGCAAATATGTAAGTTCACACTCTATTTGTAGCCCGCTTTCGTATGGTACTACATCAATTGCTGTTACTGATACTCTTGGGTCAAAGTTAACAATCTGTGTAACATTTTTTACTATTGCAGATTTTAAATTTTCTGTAAGAGGTTCAAAAAGTACGTCCCATATAATAGTACCAAATTCGGGGTTTTCTAGTTTTTCACCTTGACGTATGTGAAAATGATTAATAAGGTCTTGTTTAATAAGTGCAATATCATAAAGTGTATTAGTAGAGTTCTCTGGATTAGTCGTTGATATGCCTCTATACGCCCTGCTTTCTACTACAGCTCGTGGCTTCTTATTTGTACTAACTTCTACTGTTTTATATAATTTTTTTTCTTTTGTACTCATGTCTATATTTACCTACTATTGCGGACCAGCTGCAGGAGCAGATATTGGTTCGTCTACCCGCTTACCGGCTTCAATATTTGTGCCTGCGGGCTCTGTAGTTAATGATGCTTGTGGAACAAGTTCGCCATTAACTATCTTGCTATAAAATCCTTTTCCTATACCAATACGTCTGCTTGTTTCTGCTCCGCCTTGATTAGCATAACCTACAGCCTTTCTAAACGATTCACCTAATGCCGAAAAACTAGCTTCTGCTGGACTAATACCTTTGCTTTTAATATAAGCAACAGCAACTTTAGTTGCAATGATAGGATCATTTACTAGATCAGGATTATCTACAATTTGCGGTGTTCCAGCTTTCTTTCCGTATGTTTCATAATTGCCTTTAAATGTTAACTGTATTAGTCCTCGACCTCTATATTTGTAACCTTCATTTTGAGCGTTACCGTATCTATTACCATATAAAGTATTACCAATTGCCGCAGGGCCTGCATTTGCAAGTTCTTGTGCAAAAGCGTCTGTTTTAACACGACTTGGATATACTTGACGTAATCGTTTAGCACTATAATTTAAGTTTTCACTTCTAGGTTTAAAACTACACTCTGCTTGAGGCTGTGCCATTGCCATTGCAAGGTATTCTGCATTACCTGCTGTTACTCCTTCAGGATTATTATTAGGATTAGCACTGTTTAAGCAAGATGCAGGATCAAGACCAAGTGCTGTTATAAGTTGATTTAAGAAGTATTGCTGTAAGTCTGTTATTGGTACAGGTTTAGCAGGTTGATCGCCAACTGGACCTACTTCTCCTGGAACTACTGATTGTGGACCATCAGCGTTTGCTGTTTTTCTATATTCGCCACTTACGGGCTGTTCGTCTCTTGCATCATTAACTAGTGGAGTTGACTCCCTTAATGTAGGACTAGGTGATGTAATAGGATTAGTTTTACTTGGTGTAAATGTTAGTGGATCTAAACTTTCATGTCCTAACCATGGTTCGTGTTGTGGAACTCTAACAGGGAATAAAGCAGGCGCTGCTACTAATGCTTGAGATGCTTCTGTTGCTTCTGCCGC